CCGATCCAGACTCCCATTTAAAGTCTTTCAAAGGGATTGAAGGATAGCTAATCTTTGAATGTGGAGGTAATTCAATCATGCTGTCCACTCTCTTTCTGAACGACCAGAATCTGATTTGACTGTCTTACCAGTTAACTTGATAAGCCCAATCTTTTGCATTTCATTTAAGCGCCTGGCAACCTGATTTGAGTCTAGGTTTGTCATGGCTGAGATTCCATCTTTACCGAGTGGCCCATAAGTCTGTAGGCACTCTAAGATGATTTGGAAATGTTGAGTAGCAACAGGCTTTATTGATTCTGCCGCCTCATGTGATGTTACAGGGTCTGTTTTCCTTACTCTAGGAAATTCAGACAAGTTGAACATTCTGTCAAAAGCACTTTTAATATCCATTATTAACTCCTATTTATTGAATTGGTGAAGCCTACTCGCTGCGTCTGTGTCAGTCTTAATTGGACTGTGTAATTCCCTACATTACTCGGGTCACAGCATCCGCTTTCAGCTTCGTAAACTATCAGAAGGGCAAATCAGAATCGTCATCAAAGCCAGTAGCTTTGGAACGCTCAGACATCTTTACTTTCTGTGGTGCTTGTGCCTCTTTTGGAGACAATGCAAGACCCATAAACTTGCCTGACTTACCTTCTTTAATCCATGCTGATAACCAGAAGTCTTGACCATTTACTGTCAGATTTCCTTTGTAATCAGGATGGTTTCCTGTTTCTTTCTTGTCGTTTTTGAACAAAACGCCTGAGTTGTCACGCTTTTCCATTAAATTTCCTTAGCTTTCTTGATTTGTGAACGCACTTTGCTTGGCAGCAATCCCCATAAAGCAACCTTTTGGTCAGCTTCTAAGTTCTCTGCTTCCATCTTCTCAAGCCCTTGTTTTCCATCAAGAGCCATGAGTTCCATTGCCAACTCTCGCAGATACTGCATCTCTTCTGGTGGAAGTGAGTCTGCAATGCCTTGTGTTGGCGTAATAACTACTGATTTACCTTCTTCTGGAACATCCTCACCGCTATACAAATATAGACCCAGTCCATGAAGTGCCAGGGCTTTTGTCATGCAGCGCATGATGGCTGTATTGACAGCAAAAGCATCAGGTTTAGGGATTGCTTTATTGCGATAGTCCATAACTGGCAATTGGCAAGTCATTGGCTTGTTGAACATGGTGACTGTCACAAACACCATTGCTGTGCCATTGATATCCATAAAGCACTTGCCATCAAACATTTCTACTTTGTATGATGCTGTAGGATCGGCTTTTAGAGCTTCTGCCCATGCCCAAGCCCATGAAAGGTAGGACAAGCCATTTTTCTTCTCAACATGATCGTTGACATTGGTTTTAAGTAACGCTTCTATTGACATATTAACTCCTGTAAGTTTCTAACTCTTCTTCAATGATTGCTTTTTGTTGGTCAAGGTATAAATCCTTGAACTGGATAAAGTCTGCTTCGTCACAGCAAACTATTCTGTTTCCCTTAATTGTCAAACAATAAGGACAGTAGTGGATGTCAGAAAACTCTTCCACATAGGTTTGAAATAGTGTTTTCATTAGTGCAGCTTGTCGTAAGCCATTTCCCAAAGAACATCACTTGCAAGATCAGAGAGTCTGTTTAACTCATCTTCTGTCAATGGTGTTCCATCTTCGTAACAGCCACTTGAAAAGTATGCGTCACTAAAGTCTGGATAATCCGCACTATCCACTCCATCTACTTCTAGGTCTACGACCTTTTTGCCATCCAAAATTGGCATATTGACTCCTATTAACTTGTTTATCAAAATTGTCCGTTTCTGCAATTCTCTGTTTAATGCTTGAACACACTAGATGAGCCAGAACTTCATTGCAACTTTTTAGCACGATGGACTTCGCACGGGAAAGCGCTCAACACCTCTAATATGCCATAGGTTTTGCAATTATTTAGTAGGGATAAACCCTAATATGCAAACAAAAAAACAACAGTAAGATACTGGTATGAACATCGAACAAATTGAACAAAAGTGCGCTGAGACATTGCTTGATTACGCAATCACAATGTGTTCAGCTTATGTGGATGATCCTGAAGACTTCAATGCCGCAGTAGTGGCTTTGCTCGCTAGGACTCTAGAAAACCACTTAAACAGACCAATTAACATCCAAGAAATGTACCAATGACACAAGCAAGAATTATTAAAGCTCTCCAGAATGGCCCACTAACCTCACATGAGTTGGCTAACCTGACTGGTATGCCACAAGCGACAGTCCTGTCAACAGCCAAGAAACTTCGCCACAAGGGTGAATTAACAACAGAGTTAGTCAAGGTTGGTAAGCATTGGATTGCTCAATATACCCTGTCAGACGATTTGATTGAGGCTAAGAAGCCAGAAGAGAAGCGCTGTCTGTTGAATCCGTTTGATATTCGCAATGCAAAGGGTATTTTTACCCCTGCTGAGTACCGAGTAATGAACGCTCAAGCTAAAAGGCTTTACAAGGGAAACCCTGATTTCACTAAACAGATCACAAATAATCAAAGAATTTAAGTTTACAAAGTAGAATAGTTTTGTTATTATGGAATCCAGCTAGGTGCGAAGTCATGAGCGCACCGAAAAGAGTTAACCCTTCTCCTGCTGGCAATTCCTTCAAAGGGTGGTTAAAAAAGCGGACAATATGCACTATTACCAGTTCAACATTGGTGACTACCAAAGTCACACCTCGCATCTTTCTGACATTGAAGATTTAGTCTACAGGCGTTTGCTTGATTGGTACTATCTTCACGAATGTCCAATACCTCTTAATGAAGCTGAAGTTTCAAGACAGATTAGGATGCGTTCGCATACCGAAAGCATTGCGATCGTATTGCAAGAGTATTTTGAACGCACAGATGATGGATGGATTCATCATAGGGCTAACAAGGAAATAGCTAAGGCAGATGACAAATCTGAGAAGGCTAGTGCCTCTGCTAAAGCTAGATGGAGTAAGAAAGATGCGAACGCATTGCCAACGCAATCCGAAAGCAATGCTACACATAACACATTACCCATTACACAAGACACAAAACCCATTAAAGAGAACAAGAAAGGCTCTCGACTATCTCAAGACTGGTTTCTTACTAAATCTTTAGGTGATTGGGCTACTCAGGAAAGACCTGATTTAGATGTTCGTCAAGTTGCTGAACAGTTCAAAGATTATTGGATTGCTCAACCTGGTCAAAAAGGTGTGAAGTTGGATTGGGATGCTACTTGGCGTAATTGGGTGAGAAACACAAAAGCAGTTAAAGCCAATCCTGCTGACATTGGCAGGGTCACAGTTCCTGCATCAAATGAGCCTGATGCGGCTTTATTGAAGATTAAAGAAGACGATAAAAAAGCTGCGCCCATTCCGCTTGAGGTGTTGGCAAAGATGGCTGAACTAAGGAGAAAAGCGTGAATTACTACGATGCCATGAGACTGCTAGACAAGGTTCGTGAAGGCGTACCTTACCCTCTTCATCTGATAAACAAAGCCTTAGAGCTTACTGGCGACCTAGAGTAAACACCTATGGCATACAGCCGAAAAACAATATCCAATGAGAGCGACAGAGTTGTTCTTGAGAAAGCAGAAGCTCGGGAAATGTTCCGAACTTGGCAGACAAACCAAGATAACGACTTTGTTCGTGCCAGATTAGAAAGATGTGAACGCATTTATGGCATTGGAGCTAGAGACAGAGTAAGAAATTACATGACTCTTATGAAAAATGGAACTATTGAATAGGCTTTAACATGAATTTATTACTTGAAACATCTATTGCTTGGCAAAAACAAATAAGAGAAAAACGCAGATCGGAAAATTTAGATTCTGATTTGCTTGGAGATTGGTGGTCAAAAATTGATACTGACATCAAAAAAGCAGAAGTGCGTGAAGTCAGCTATCAGATGGCTGAAAAAATTATCAAAGATTATGAATGGCTTGGCTGTATGCCTGCAGTTGTTTGGCATTGCTATGGCATTTTCTTTGAAGGATTTTGTGGTGGAGTTGTATGTTATGGGCCTGAATACTCAGAGAACCTTGGAAAGATAACCAGAGAAAAAGGACTGGCTGGCGCTGATTGGAGCAAATATGGATATGAGGGAAAGATGATTTTATTAAGTCGTGGCGCTTGTGTTCATTGGGCACATCCTCATAGCGCAAGCAAGTTGATTAGACAAAGTATGAAGATGTTGCCAAAAAAATACGAGGTTGTTACATCTACTGTTGATGAAGCTGCTGGAGAAATTGGGACTATTTATCAGGCTTGCGGCTTTACTTATGTCGGCTCAATGCGGGATGGAAACCCTAATGTAAAAAGCAGAAAATTAGATCGTGATGGATGGTTGATAAATGGCAAGATTTGGACATCCAGAAGCATTAGAGCTGTTTGCGGAAACACTCAAATTGAAAATATTAAGAAGCACTTTCCTACTGTTGAAAAGGTAAAACAACACAGCAAAGGAAGATATTTTGCTTTCATTGGTAACAAGTACACACAAAAAAAACATTTAAATGCAATTCAGCATTTGATAAAACCATATCCTAAAAGAACATTAAAGGAATTGACATGAGTTTCATGGTCACATTCAAAGTAGACGCTAACCCTGTTGGCAAACAGAGAGCTAGGTATGCAAAGCGAGGAAACTTTGTTCAAACTTACACCCCTGACAAAACCCGCAACTATGAGTCTTTAATCAAAGAAGCAGCCATACAAGCGATGGGTAGCAATGAAATCCTAGAAACCCCTGTAAACCTTTATCTGTATATAAGAGCGCCTATCCCTCAGTCGTACTCAAAAAAGCGCTCAGAAGCCTGTTTAAACGGCTCAGAGAAGCCAATTAAGAAGCCTGACGCATCTAATGTGCTGAAAAGTGTAGAAGATGCCATGAATGGAGTGGTTTATAAGGATGATTCTCAGATCGTGAATATCCATGTTGCGAAGGTTTATTCAAGTCTTGCGGGTGTTGATATTTGTGTAAAAGAATGCTTGGACTAAGGGTTTTACCTAATAGATTTATTGTTTAACAAGAGTAAATTAACAGTTTTTAACAGGAGTCAATGATGAACACATGGGAATTTGATACAACTACTGGCGAAGGTAGCGAGATCGTAAAAGTAGTCTATGAGTACGAGCAGGACAAAGATTCAACCTATAGCGAGAACATTCGTGAAGTCTGGTTTGAAGGTCGCAATGTCATCGGATTGTTCTCTGCTGAACACTTCAAAGAGTTAGAAATGGAAGCGTCCATGCGCTTTCACCACCACAAGCTCAACTACAAATACGAGGATGTATGAGTTTTGAGTGGAAACTGATACTTTCTGGCATTGCAGTATTTTGGTTATGGATTTACTCAATTTGGAGGTTTTATGGGTAAAGGTTCAATTCCTCGTCCGTTTCAAGTAAGCAATCAAGAATATGCAAATAGATGGGATGCCATCTTTGGAAAAGATAATGACTCGCAAAAAAACAAAGAGAAAGCATTGGAATTTGATCGATCCATTGACCCATGCGATAGTGGGAGCAGCGATAACCCAGAGGGACAAGCTGGACAAGCTCAGAACCCTTGAATACTCAGCCCTAGAGTCAATAACCAAAGGTCAAGGAACAATCCAAGATTGGAGAACCCTAGTCGATGTATTGAATCTGTCGGAAATGATGGCTAGAAGTGGAATCGGGCCAGAGGTACTGCCAGTATGCGAGAAAGCTCAAAAAGCACTACATGAAGCGGCAATTAGGTTTGAAAAGACTAAAAAGCTCGGATTAAGTGGTGAGGGAATACAAGCTGTAAGGGACTTAATCGAGTATGCAGACCTTCAACAATCGAGTATTTCAAGGTCAGAATTTGAGAGATATATCCAAAAGACCAAGAATTACATTAAATCACATGGTGACAAAGTGGTGGAAATAACATGATTCACTATCACGGATTACCAATAACTCCTGCAACAGTAGCTGTTAAGGCTATCGAGAATGGTCATGCTTTTGTGTCATTTGCACATTCTGACCAATTATCAGCAGCGATTGAAGTTTGTCAGTCTTTTGCAATTGATAACGGAGCTTTTTCAGCCTGGCGATCAGGAAAACCAATAACCGATTGGCAACCTTTTTACGATTGGTCGCTTAATCTAAAGAAAGTTCCATCATGCGACTTTGCTGTGATTCCTGATGTTATTGATGGGAATGAGGCAGATAATGACGCTTTGTTGAAAGACTGCCCATTACCAAATTGGTTTGGCGCTCCAGTTTGGCATATGCACGAATCACTAGAACGCTTAGAACAACTAGCAAACACCTATGTTCGAGTTTGTATTGGAAGTTCTGGAGAGTTTTCAACAGTAGGAACTCAAAACTGGTGGGTAAAAATGAGCCAAGCCATGAGGGTAATTTGCGATGACATGGGAAGACCAGCTTGCAAACTTCATGGATTGAGGATGTTAGACCCTGCAATATTTACAAAATTGCCATTTTCATCAGCAGACAGCACAAATATCGGCAGAAATGTTGGAATTGATGTGCATTGGAAGCATGGAAACTATCTACCGCCTACAAAAGAGGCTAGAGCACAGATCATGCGATCACGAATAGAGGCATTTAACGCCCCTTCACAATGGAATTTTTATCAACCTATGGAACAGGAAACTCTTTTATGATTTTTGCCTTAATTGCTTATGCTTTAGCAATGGTTTCAGCCAATCTTTTGGTAGCTACTTTTGGCCCTTCAATAAGTCCAATAAACGCTTTCTTCTTAATAGGACTTGATTTAACACTTAGAGATTGGCTTCATGTCAGACTAAAAACATGGCAAATGGGTAGTTTGATTGTTGGAACTGGCTTAATTACCTATGCTCTTAACCCTGCTTCAGGAATGATTGCAATAGCTTCAGCAACATCATTTTTGGTGGCTGCAATGGTAGATTGGGCCGTATTTGTAAAAACTACTGGCACATGGCTAAAAAGGACAAATGTTTCAAATACCGCTGGCGCTGCAGTAGATTCTGTTTTGTTCCCGACCATTGCTTTTGGCGTGTTGATGCCCGAAATTATTGCTTTGCAATTCTTAGCCAAGGTGTCTGGTGGAGCTATCTGGGCGTTTGGATTGGCAAAAATACAACAACCTGAGAAAACAGTATGAGTGATAGCCCACACAAGGCGATACAGTTTCTGATAGATACGAGTCCTCTGTACGCCAAAGCAAAAGCAGATCGTATGTATCTTGAGGAGTTTCGCAAGAGCAGAAAAGCCCAACTCATGGCACAAGCTGGCACAGAAGTACTTGGAAAACAAGAAACCTATGCTTATGCTCACCAAGATTACATAGAAATACTCAATGGTATCAAGGAAGCGGTCGAGAAAGAGGAGAAATATCGGTGGTTGATGACTGCAGCTCAAGCAAGGATAGAGGTTTGGAGAACCGAACAATATAGCGCCCGCATGGAAGTGAGAGCGACTCAATAGGATGCAAAGCAAAAATAAAGCAAAGCCCACCAATGGGGAAAAACAACACATTGAGCGAATCAAGGGGATGTCTTGCATTATTTGCGACTCACCACCACCAAGTGAATGCCATGAAATTCACCAGGGACAATGGTTTACATCAATGCCATTATGTGCTGATTGCCATCGTGGAAGCATTAACGGGATACATGGGCAGAAAAGGCTTTGGTCTGTCTACAAAATGGATGAATTGGCAGCACTCAATGAAACGATACGGAAATTGTGCGAGCAAATACCGCTAGAAGCCGATAAAAACCCGTTTTAAGGCGTTTTTTAGCATTGGTGCATGGTTGGTAGCATGGACGAAAAAAAAGCCTATAAAGGCTTAAATTTAAGACAATAAAAAACCCTCACAATGGAGGGTTAGTTGGTTATCGTTTAGTAAGTATTCGAAGGACTAGGGCAATGCAAGCATAGATCATTGAATCCCCTTAAATTTGTTTTAACTTAATAACCCGTGCCATTTTTTGGCCATGCGCTGGATAGGCAATCAATGGGACATCTTTAGACCAACAAGCCCTGCAGCCATTACAGTTTCCCCCGTGCTTATAAGCTTCGCATAATTGAACACCTTCACGGGCTTGAAAAGTGGCAGCGTCTGGGCCAATAACCGAACCATGCAAGCCCTCAATGTATTCACCTTGGATAGAATCACTTGAAAAACGAACCTTCACATTAGGCAAAGCTTCCATTTGAGCAAAAACATGGGCAAATTTAGGGAATTTATGCATTCTGGTGGGCAGCCAATGATTACACCAAGGTGTCCGAATCATTACTTCAAGGATTTTTTCCGCTAATCCAAGGGTATAAACATCACCAGAATCAAACCAGCGGAAATAACGATCTTGATCAAGCTCTGAAACCATGTCAGACACCCAGTCTAAGCGCTGCCAGTCTTCACGATTAGACAATCTTGGGGCTTTCACATTAGGATAATTGTAATTTCCAGTAGTGGCATAGCATCCCTTGCAAGCATCGACAAGCTCACCAGGTGCTGCCCACGAACCAGGACAGGTGTCCAAAGCTTGCAAACTCCACGAACGGGCATTTAATTTTGAAGTATTTGAGATTTTGATCATTATTGACACCTATTGAATTGAAAAAATATTACTTTATGAGTACATCGAAGTACGCTAGAAGCCCGATACAGAGACACAGACCTAAAGCGATGGCTGTTAAATAGTCGAGAAGATCATTTTTCATGGTTTAACCTCTTTTATAGTGGATCGGACGCTCATAAAGTCCGCGCTCGTCTCTATAAATGGAAATGTAATAACCATATTTTGAGCCATCATCGTAAGTTTGACCGATAGTTTGACCATAGGCTATCGGAGTACATGGCCATGCATGAGTAAGCTTCTCAGCTTCTAAGGCTTCTGAAAGTGTAGGAAAGAAGTTTTGTTTCATTATTGACACCTATTGAATCGCACTTTCCGATTGAAAGTAGGGTAAGAATAGCACCAAAAAATAAAAAAAACATAGGGACAAACCCTTAGATGATAGAATTTATTTAATTAATTATCAGACAAGGGAAAACATGGCTAGACCTCCCAAAATTGATACTGTTCAGTTTCGTAGGAAATTAGACAACCCAAAACGACAGATTCTTTTAACAGTTGGACAGGGTAATATTTCACAGGGTTTCGAAAACCTATTAGCCCTTTACCAACATTTGCATTCATTGGGTTATAGGATAGATGAACCATTTGACAGACTAGGGTTAGTTACTAACAATGTCGGAAATAAACAACAGCCCTGAATGAGTGAATCATTAGGGAAGGATAGAAGGGATAGTAAAGGGAAAGATAGGGTAAACAGAATGTTAGATAAAAAGACAAGTACCCTAGAAAAGGTGCTTCACTCTCTTACCTAAACGCAAATGAGAATCATTCTCAATTAGCTGCAAGTAAGGGTAAACCCTGATCTGTATGCCTGGACAGTACTGGATAGAAACACAGTAGGGAAAACCCTAGGTTGGTTGGATTGATGGGGGGGAGGGGGTTGGTTGGGTTGGTAGATATTTGTGGTACACCCCA